ACAAATATATCTAATTCGTCTAATAAACTTCTTGTTTTCTTTTGCACTTCATACTCCAGGATTAAGTATATTTATAGTATCTGCAACCATTATGGCAAGACTGGAAATAACACTAGCTAACACCCTCGGCTCCAAATATATACTCTATTTTAACATATTTCATACTGAAATAGCAAGTAAATGGTTAGCCGAATTGCAAAAAACACTAGATATGGGCACTCAATTAGACGACCCTGAGCGTATGTACGGATTTACTGGATCAAAGTATACCGTAGAGTACTGTATCGACACGATAAATGGTTTCGTAGACACCATAAACGCATATCAGCCTGTATGTGAAAGGCACATTGACTACAATTATACACAGGACGACCTCAACTACTTACACAACATATTTGAACGCTATCATGGGCTCTATGATGCTCAACAGGGTAACGATTTTTACAAAAATGCACCCAAGGATGTACAGTATGCTCTAGGACAACTTAACATATACATACATAGACTGGAAAGTATCGGTTCGTATGCTAGATTTGTATGCACATTTAGCAGTGATGGCAGACCCAGGATACCATTTGCACCTAGTGACTATAAACATTTTACTGTGCAGGAAGTATGGGGAGGCTTGTACATCAACTACTGTGAGATAGGTAAAACTCTAGTGGACATGTACAGGGACGATGATAAACACATTGGCAACGAAGCATTTATCCCACAAAGGTATTTCAAAAGTGACTTCAATGTTAAGTTCACACACCATACTTCCGAAGAGTACGCTGAACTAGAACAAAATGTTATCCAGTATTACGAAAAACACCTGGATAAGTTTGTAGCACTAGGACACTTTGATCCTAAGTTTGCACTAGGGTCTATTCAGGTAGGACAGTTAAGTTTTCCTAGTGATGCTAATAAGAAAGCATTTGAAGAACAGTATCTGTCAGAGTATACTGTTATCGATAGTTTACGTATAGACTACGCCTAATATTACCTGGAGTCATCATACCGTGATAACTTTGAGGATCATTTTTTAGAATATATCCTGTGTTTTTAACGAAAGGAAATTTATGTATTTGTTCTTCTTTTTCGTTATATAATGCCGTTCCACAATCAGGATCAGCATCGTTCAAGTAAATTTGTATTGCTACTCTAATATTGTTATTGTCAACATGTGCTGGAATAGTGTAGTCCTTATTATCCTCCCACATATTGCAATGCTGGAACTCTACTTGTTCTCCAACTGCTTCAGATACCACTGTACTTAATTGTTGGAACGCATAGTGCATACGCTTATATGCACTTGATGGGACTTGGTCCCAGTGTACAGCACGCCTTGGCCATTGTGTTTGAAGATCAACATCTTCCCACTTTTGATTTGCATCCATAAAGTCTCTAATATCAACTATGATATCATCTGGTAAAACATTTTCTATGTGCCATGCCCACCAAGTAACACGAGTTTTATTTGCTATTGATTGTGCCGCATGTTTTGCTGTTCTTTGAATATATTCGAAATTATCCAATATGTGCATACTATTCTTTCTTTGATATTTCCCATATCGTTTTTAATCTTTTTAATTCATCTTGTAGTGCAGGACTTTCACTGGCGTGGTGCATTATATTATTAAATTCTTGTATGTCAATATACCACTCTGGCAACTCCTTGTACTTGACAAGTTTGCGTCCTGTTTTGCCAGGGTGTCTTTCGTACACCGTCTGGCCACCGTCTGGAGATTCAAATATCACTAATTCTCTGTATAATATGTCAAAACTATCGTCATTCAACTTTCTTCAGCCCAGCCAACATAGACTTGAGCTTTGAACTATCGACTTGAGCATTTACCCTGGGTTGTTCTGTCGTTGTAGTATTTGATTTTGTTTTTATTTGATCCATAATACTTGACTGTGGTTTGTTGGCTTGCTCATCCTCACCTGCATCGATAATCCTCAGCGTCTCCATGTTGTACTCTAAATCAATCTTTTGTCCAACACCACTAGAACTACGAGTTTTCATTAACTGTATCTGATACCTTCCACGTTCACGCATTGCCCTACTTGTGAAAATACCAAACACGTTGTCAGCAGTATTTATTTTACTTAAACCACCAGAAATATGGCTATGATCAAATTCTATTTCTTCCACCGCCGCTCTGTTTAACTGCGATGCTGTTACCATTAATATGTTAAATTCTTTTGCTAGGTTACGCAACTCCTCAGACACATACTTGTCTTTAACAAACAAGTCACTCGGGCTTACTTTAGCACTTACTGGCATAACCAAGTCCAAGTAGTCTACCATAATAAAGTCTGTTTTCCGTCCTGTCTGTACTTCAAGTTCTTTCAAGTACGCTCTAATCTGATTAACGTTGCTTTGTGCTGGCATGTACTTAATACGCAGAGCTCCAGACTTTTTACCAGCCATCTTAACCTTCATTTCCACAGTATCAATGTCTTTAAATACTTCTCTGGTACTTACGTTAGCCACCATAGAGTCAATACGCATTGCACAAAGACCCTCACTAAGTTCTAGTGTAAGGAACACACCGTTAAGTCCTTGTGTAACCCAGTTAATAGCAATGTTCTGCATAAACAAACTTTTACCACTACCACTACCTCCAGCAAAGATGTTTAATTCGCCTTTGTTAAATCCACCAAACAGTTTCTTATCCAGTGTGGGCCAGCCTGTGCTTACTTGTCCGTTATTGTCTTTCAGTAACGACAATCTAGCCTTAGGATCTTCAAAGTAATCTGTGCCCAGATCCTTTGTTAAACTAATTTGCACAGCATCTTTAATTAATTTTTCTACAGGATCGAACTCACCTTTTTCCAAATGATCTGCCGCTTTTAAAATAGCACGTTCTAGTTCTTGTCTGCGACTGAAGCCTTCAAACTCCTCCATAAACCAGTCATACTGTCCTTCATCTATTTCTCCAACTTCTTTTAGTTCTACACCAGACGTTGCTTTTACCTGATCTCTTGTAGGCAAACTCTTGTGCTTGTCTGCATACTCTTGTATAAACTTTGCGGTATCCTGTAAACCTCTGTCAAAGTTTTTAGGATTATAGATGTTACCCACACGCACAAACATCTGTGCATCTGACATCATCATTTCTAAAAATAGTTTTTGTAAATCTGGACTGTAATCTTTGTTCATATTCTATTATTATATATTAAATTTGTCGAAGTTTGTATCTTTTGTGTAGTCAAAACATATGACTGTGCCGTTTAAATTTTGTCTATCTAACTTGTACATGCCCTCTATAAATTCTCCTGGCTCAACGTCTACATCATATAGACTGTCAGGATTAACACCACAAAAACATGCCTTGTCGGTGTTGCTAAACTGTTTCATTATTAGATAGCTCTGATACTTATTGCCTATATAATCAGTATAGGTAATATCTGCATGGTTATAGACATAACTACTAACCATCCAGGCTACAACTGCTTGTGTGTTTAGTTGGATTGACTGTAGTAAATGAAACGGAAATATTACACTATTATAATATTGCTGGTTCCAGTGTTTGCCCAACTTCCAAAGTTCCAAGGTACTTAGATTACCAAAACTCTGTGGACTAAGTGCGCTACCGTTGTGGTTGAAGAACACAAAATCAATGATTGGTAATTGTTGTAATTGCTTCTCTACCATGGCAGGATTAAGTGCGGTCCAGTCAATGTTTATGTTGTTTACATTATCTATTTGCTCACTGCTAATACTATGTACAGAGTGTCCTCGCTCTACTAGACTATCTAGTATAGACCTACCAAACTTTTTCCCACAACCTACTAGCAATACGTTCATAGTTCTGGGAACACCTCTTGCCAGTCACCTGGAAACTGTGTAAAGAAAGACTCGTAGTCATTTTCTTTAGCACAATCTAATTCCTGCAAACAAGCATCTAATTCTGCACATAAGTTTGTGTTATTACTAAACTGTTCTTTGTGTAACAGTATCTTAGTTTTACAGTCAGCTTTAACAGCATCTGATAGGTTACGACATTTAATGACAGTGTGATCCATTAACACTTGATTAATTGTAAAGTCCTTGATGTCGTAGTTATCTGCAAAGAAGCGTTGTGTATCTGTTAGGTATAATGCACTGGCTATGAAGAACACACTGTTAAGTCTAAACTTAGCATGACTTTGTTTTAACCAGCTTAAGTTAGTAAGGAAACGTTGCCAGTCTGCGCCACGCCTAATATAATTAAAACGTGCGCCTGTGGAATCAGCACTAATAGTTACTAGTACATTTTTAAACTTTAGCAACTCGTTTATAATTGCATTGTCCTGGTCAAACATCATGTTAGTGTTTATCCTAAACTTGCAATCTATGTTTTTGTCCAGTCGTTCCAATAGTCTTTGATTATGTTTAATGAGTGTGGGCTCCCCGCCGCTCATGTATATTTCTTTTAGGTTGTGTTGGTTATTAACAATAATATCTATCAGTTTGTCTGCACGATCATTGGGTGTGTGCAATACAGGCTTGCCTTGTTCCTGTGCAATACTGCTACTTTGATTGCTCCAACATGTAATACACTTAAGATTACAAGTAGAGCTCCAATGTAAGTCAACAGCGTTTAATTTAAACTCAGAGTCACTGCTGTAGTCGATGTCCTCAAGTTTAAACATAGGGTTATAAAGGTCTCTGAGATACTTGTGTTCTGTTTCGTCTTCGTGTCTGGTACAGTACTGACAATTTTTGTGTGTGTTATCCTGGTATAAGTTTTGTCGTATGTCCTTGAGAATAGGACTTTGTAAAATGGTGTCAACATCATCAGTAGATAAGTTACCCAACGTTTCTAACCCATGTACGCAAGTTTTAATAGTGCCATCCATTTCAACTTTAATATGATTCCAAGGCACTGCACAGAAGTTTTTACTCTGTTTAAAAAGGAAAAACTTTTTCTTTGGATCCATTATTTGATTGCTTTCCTCATCAAGTTTATTTTTAATTTATTTGCTTGTGCATTGTCTAAAATATTTTTTACAACAAATAACTTGCCGTACTTCTCAACTGCTTCGCCAATGTCTTTACAGGTTTCTGACCAAGTAGGGAAACTTACTTCCCAGTCATATGCAATAGCGTCTTGTATCATACGTTGTCCACTTCGATCAAAGTCTGGCACTACAATAACACGTTTGCCTAAACGTTCTATAATCTCTGCCTGTGTGTCATTTATGGTATTACTTAATATAGCAACACCGTCAACTGCCATAGCGTCAAAAGGACCTTCACATACTATAACAAACTTTGCGTCCTTGGGTTGTCTGTCTGTGTTAAAAACATAATTGCTGTCATAACTGCTAAAGTACTTGGGCTTTATATGCTTATCCAATGCTCTAGCAGTATATCCTATTGTTTTACCTTGCCACGTAAAAGGAATAACAACACGTCTATCCATGTTCATGTTACGACTAGTGCTATAAAATATTGGGTAACGTTGTATGTCTATCTTACGTGTCACAGCATAGGCAACTATGTCTCTGAAACTCTGTGTTGTTTCATACTTAGGATCAATCGCCATCATGGTTGCTACTTGACTTATGTCTGCACTTTCCTCTGGCAGGGGTTTCGCTTCGAACTCTATCTTTTCCTGTTGCTGTTCTATTTCTTCAACAGCATCACCAAGTTCTTCTCTGATACGCATGGCTTCAAACACCAGACGTTGTGTGTCATTTTGTTGTACGCCAAACCATGATAGCAGTCTGCGAAACTTAAAGTTAAAGTGCCAGCCTGGTCGCCAGGTCGCTTTAAAATTGCAGTTAAAACAATGATAACTTACAGAGCCATCTGGTGCATTTATAACACCACCTCTGCCTCTTGTGTCAGCACTATGCCCACGGTGTGTACAGCAAGGCGCATTGAAACTAATCCAACCACTTGGGGTAGTTTTGCGTTTTGCTGGTAAGTTGTCTTGTAGTGTTTGTTGTATGGCGTTCACTGTATAAGTTTACGCTCTTTCATAAAGTTTATCAAGTGTTTTGCTATAAATTTATGTCCAAGTTCATTAGGATGTTCTCCCCAAGCCCAGACATCATGTCCGTTTCTGTGTTCTATTTCAATTATTTCACGCATACAAAACGGCATACACATTGGATCGTCAAACTTACTTTCAGTAAACACAGGAGCAAAAACCCACCTCATGTGTCTTTCCAAACATATTGCTCGAGACATCATAACAAATTCTTTTACGTTGTACATATTAAGTTCATTACAACTACTGTAGGCTACGTGACGTTTCCAGATTTGATGTAGAGGATGGTCTTCCATACCATATTGTAGTAATCCGCTATTGTACCATTTATCATCTTCTGCAAAGTAATAACTTTGTCTATCTGGGTGTGTTAATGCAAATATTACTATGGTGTCCCAACTTATTTTGTATTGTTTTGACGCCCATTCTATAAACTTTACCCGCATACCTGTTAAACTATCGCCAGGCTCGGAGTAATTTTCCACAGACCAGTTTAATTGTTCTGATAATTGATTAGAGTACCTATGTTTTTCTCTGTAGGCAACATTTTCGTGAAAGTATTTCCATTCGGCATCTTGTAAGCCGTAGCCTTCACTTTCTAATTTGGGAATAAGTGCGGGATCAACTAAGTCAGAACCATAAGTCCAACTGTCTCCAAAAACTACTATACGTTTAGCCACGATATAGTATTTTGGTTATGCTCCCTCCGGTTGCAACTTGGACAAATCTAATCGCTCTATAATTCCCAGTCCATGTAGTGTACTCTACGTTACTTGAGGAAGTGTAAGACTTTGTTTGAATAGTAAAGTAATTTGCTGAGTTATAGTTTGGTGTATCATCTAGTGTGCCTTCTACTAGGATATCACCTGTATAGCCGTTGAGATAAAATGCGGCTGTGTGAAGTTTACTGCCTTGATTGGTACTCTTGTCACTTATAACATAACTTGTTTCATTTGTACTTGAATCAATAGTAAGCTCAGTTGATGCTGTAAATGTTGGATAATGTCCGTCTAATACCTGCAGAGTGCCACGTACACCGTAGTTGTCATCTGAATATGCAATTTCATCTGTACCCTCACCACTAGTAACTGCAACTGTGTAATTGTAGTAAGTGGCAGGCAAATCTAACAAGTCGTTGTCATCTAGTGTTACAAGTGCCTGCCCTTTAGCGGCGTTGTGAATACTGGCAGTAGTTGTACTATAAACTGAATTAGTTTCAGGGTTAATGATATTAAGTTTAATATCTCTACTGCTAATATTAATTGGTTTCTGATCTTGGTTCTTAACTTCTATTAAAAATTTGTTTGCTACACCACGGTAGGCTTTTATGTCTCTATTATACACGCTCACAGTCCTTCGGTTAGTTTCCAAAAGTTCAACTATTTGGCAAGGTATTTTTTGCCTATATAAATATTGGGTAATGAATTGCATATTGTATTTATTGTGTTAGAACCTGAAATCCAACAACTTCTTGACAAATACCCTTTTCTAAGTTTTGTTGTCTATGGGGGTAACGATTATATAGGAATAATACAAAACTACGACGAAATTATCACAACTCTTTATGACTATTCGGCAATTAAGGCAAAAGACGAAAGGTTATTGTTCCTAGAACTAGCAGATACATGGTGGTGGGAATCTAACCGTATGATACCTATAAATGTATTTATTAAACAGGAATGGTTACGTTACCGACCAATACTTAAAACTTTTAACAGTAAAGACGTAATTATTAAGTATGGCCCCTATCTTAGTCTTAAGGATCTAAGCAAAAAACGCACAAAACGTAGAGCAATTACACTAGTAAGAAAACCTATGTAATACAATCTAATATTTGTGATGTATTCCAAATATTTGTTAAGTTATTCATAACACCACCTAGTTTAGCATTAATATATGCTTCCTGAAATATTGTTAACTTTAAAGGTATACTGTTTTTACTATGAATATGCTGTAATACCTGATCAGCAACATCCTTTATGTCTTTAAATTTGTGTCTACGAACAAAATCTTCATGCAAATGCCTAATATCTTTAAGGTTACGTGGGATTTTTGGGTCGTCTATATAATCTAATCCGAACTTTTCACCTATCTCGTCCAGCCTTAACATAAACTTATCTGCGTTAAAAAAGTCACTGAAAGGAAACCTATATACTTCAGTATCTGAGCTGTATTCTACGAGTGACATCTGTTTGTAAAAAGGATGTTGAGACGTATCTACGTAGTATGAAGTAAAATAGTTACGAAGTAGAGTTTTGTCTATATCTGGATTTTCTTTAGACACCGGAATAGGAGCGAAACCGAAGGACTCTTTACATTCATCTACAATTTCTTTAGGTAACAGATAAAAATCTTGAATTGTTTTGATACTAGGCCAGTCGACTCCCTTGATCTCATTGTAAAAACTAGGGATAGCATTTGCTATACCCAGTAACCTGTCTAAGTCTTGTCTGTAAAACTCATTATCTAGCTGTTCGTATGTGTTTATAGCAAGCCTGTGTCCCCCCGCATATATTGATGGATCTGTAACTGTAGTTAATGCAATATGACTTATATGCAACAAATCATTTTCAGTAAAAGTAATACAAATTCTATTTTTGCCTGAGTTTTCGTTATTGTATCTGCCAGAATAAAAAATACGTTCGGGCATTTGATGAATTTGTTCTAAACGTTTGGAAAGATCACCAGTCACAAACGCAGTATTTAGAGCATACTCAAGGTATAGATACGGACAATCTACGATGTAATCTATGTCTATTCTCATGTTAGATATTTAATAAGTTCATATGCACCACTACAAGATATGCATAACTTGTGGCGTGACTTTTCTTAAAATAGTAACTGCCATCTGCTGGCTTTGTCCACACTTCCTGATTAATAGTAGCCCAGTCTTTGTTTAACAAATAACGTTTACTGGGACGTATTATAGCAAGTACCGCCGCCATGTCGTCTACTGTTTTAGGCTGTAGTTTTTGTAGGATGTCGTAGTGATTACCAATGTGTATAATGTCTTTAACAAACTCTGGATCACTAAGTTTGTGCCAGGGAGGCTCAAGATTCATTAACACGTCAAGTTCTTCTTCACTGTGTATTTGTTGGTAAACACTAACATTAAGAAAGTCTAGTTTAACGTAACCACGTTGCTCTGCTTCTTTGTGATCGATACTTGCTAGTCGTGTAATTGGATGCTTGGGTATGTTATTAACGTACACACCTGTGTTGTGTGGTACAACTTCGCCATCACGATGTATGCTGGCAGGTATGTGTTTGACATGCTCTAATATCTTTTCTCTGTCGCCAAAGTCTATGTCGATATCTGCTTGGAACTTCATAGTCCGATGTCCTTGAGTGCCTGCTTGACCCATTCTGTGTCTGCTACGAAGTCAGTAAACCTACGTTGCCAGTAGTCAGGATCAATATATGGGTAAATTATCTGCAACTGTTCTTCGTTTAATGTGTCTAAAAAGTCTACACCACTATCACAGTTAAACACTAACCATGCACTTACTCTACCTGTGCTGATGTGATGACATATACGGTTACTGTTAGCATACCTAAAATAGTCCTGTATACCATTCTTTAGTTCTGGATGTTCTTCGCAATAGTCTAACATTTCTTTTACACCACGTTCCAGTGCATCTTGTGCTTGTTCACGTTTGACGTAGGGTAACATCCATTCTTGGTACAATTTGTCTTTGCACCAGTGGTCAATCTTTTTGTTGTTTTGTAGCAACCACTCACAAAAGTTCATGAAGTTTATAGCACGTATACCTGTACAATAACGTCCAAACTTTACAAATGCGTTGTAGTAGGGACTCTTACAAAAATCTGCATAGTCTTTGTTACGTGCAGAACCCTGTGTTATTTCATAAAAACGTTTGTATGCTCTTAGACCAAACTGTACACCTGTTTCAGACTCTTGTTGCACTCTGCGTTTTGGTTCGCAAAGATGAGCCGCAAGTGTTGATTCCTTGCGATAACTTTTGTCACAATACTTACAGGTGTAACTCATGTTTTCTTATATATGTTTCCAAGTAATCATTTAACCACCCATGTTCACCGGCTAAGCGATGTCGTAATTCTGGTTCAACATGTTCTTCGTGCGGCACAAATTTAACATCAGCGTTATGTTGTTCTCTAATAGCACACCACTTGAAATCTCCAATAATATTTTTATTGTTTTCAAGTAGTCTTAGTCTTGCTAACTCCTGGTGTGTCATGCCATGCCACCATTCGTCTGCTTGTTGGTATATTATACAACTGTGTCCTCGGTGTGTCAAACTGTCAATAACTGCTAACATAGAATACATAAGGTTTTCTAATCTGTCACACTGGCTTCGATCTTCATACTTCTCTCTGAATACTATCCATTGTTTAGTGTCTTTATCCGACCAGGAGTCTACCCATCTGTTCTTACCAAACTGTTGATTCTGAGGATTAGTCCACGCACCTTCCCATACTTCTTGATCTGTAGGGGAACTATACATATCCCACCTACAAATAGGAAGTTCCTCCCTACTCACAAAGGTTAATCCTAGCACATAAAGACATTTTCTATCTGATTGATAACTATGCTTTAGCGTAGTTCGTAGTATTCTTGAATTGGCACTTCCTGTAATGCATATATCCTCGGCTACTATACCAAATCTTTTTGCTAAATCATAATGACCGCCCCCACCAGTATATGAATCCATGTAACTACATCCGTTAGTTACAATTTTTTCGATCATATAAAATTATATTCTGCGGCTAACACGTATCGTGGATGTTCTTTATAAAACTCGTTAGCTCGCCATTTACCAAACGTGCCGTCATGCTCCCAGTCAGCAGTAAAGAAACTAACACTATTTTCATGTGCCATTACCATGATCTCTTCACCAGGTTCAGGTCTCCATACCGTACCGTGACAAGGTTCGAAGTTTTGTAGATAATATACAAGTGCTATGTCAGTTTTATGTGTGTGCCACCAGTTTTCAAGTTTATCTGAAGCATACGCTGTCGCTGACCAAGAAGTCCATAACTTCATAGGTTTACCTGTGGCTGCCTCGACAGCGGCTAAACATCTATCGTAATACTTTTTCCAGATATCTGTCTGGAACCTAGGGTTCTTTTCCATGGAAAAATCTGTATTACCAAAAACTTCTTCATATTCACCACTACCTTCAACTTTGTATGCTTCCACATCAGCAATCATTTGCTCTTTGTGCTCTACATCAAAGAAGTCTCTTATTTGATAAAAGTGTTCGCCATTAATGGTTGTATCACTTATCTCAAACTCTTTATCCAACATAATTTTACTTAAAGGCATCTTTTATTTCCTTATTAGACCAACCAAGTTCACGAGCGTGTGACTTAAGATCATCTTTTGTGTTTATTTCCACCAGCATGTCTAACTCATCTTCCTTGGCATTAGGATACATCTGCTGTAAGAACTTACGTTCTTTGTTTGCGCTGGCACCTTTTTTAGGAGCCTTAATCCAATAGTGATATGTATTGCCCATGCCTGGACTTACAGCACTTGCACACAACCATTGCAGTTTAGGATGCTTATTAATATTAAAGAAGTCTTTGTTTAATGTCTCATTGCATCTACGCAAATAGTATTCAGCAAGATCCTGATTACCACTTACATTAGCTGTGTACTTTAGTATCAAGTAAGGACTAAACTTCTTACGTTCTTCTTCTGTAAGATCGTCGTAGAAGTCTCTGACCTTGCCATCTACCATGGCCATTTCATTTTTAATTGATAACTTGTCTACCATACTTTACTGTAGTTAACAACTTCGCTTTGTCTACTGATGTCTTTAACAAAGTATGCACATAAACTCTTGTCATCTTCACTAAGCGGTACTGCTAACATCTGTCCTGGCTTTAGTTTAGGGAAGTACCATTTTACATCTTGGTAGATGTCTACTACTTCAACTGGCTGAAATTCAGGTCTATAACTGCTAATAGGATTAAATGTGAAAACACTAAACCCCCTGTCGTTAATACTTGTAAGAGGAACAACTTCTAAGTCTCCCAAGTCTGGTTCCCCAATTAGTATCTGCCAGTCTACCGGCATCTTAATAATGTTATTACCAATACTTAGTACTAGAGCTGGACTATTAAATGACTCCATAAAGATCAGAGGGATAAAGAAATAATCAGGGTCTTTAGGATCCGAGTTGTCTAATACGCTGAAACGCAAATCACCTACGTCATCAGGTATTGCATTCATTTCAAATGTTGTGTTCTCTAGTGTTAGTATTCTCATATATTATTTGTTGTGCATCCTCTGTTATATTGTAGTAGTATTCACCTGTCAGGTAACTCCATTCATCTTTAACAACGCCACTGTGTAAAGGAACTTCGTCGAGCGTGTACCAAGACTTTTCTACTATTTTGTTATTATACACTTCTGTGTTAGCAAAGTAAACCTTAGGTATACTTGTCTTTGCTACTGTGTTATGAACAAACTTGTGATGTATATGTCCATAGTCTCCGTCTTTGGCATGCGTGACCACTAGGTCATAATTCTTAACTACTCTGTTTATATCTGCTTCAGCCTGAGCAGTATCAAAACTTATACCTTGTTCCATGTCTCTGTAGTCATCTATGTAACCTAAAAACTTTGTTGCTATTTTTCTTGCTGACCAAAACTTAGTAAGTTCCTGAGCTCTGCTGTCTTTCTTTTGGTAAGTTAGATAGCAGATGTCAAAGTCTATGTCATTGCTGTACTTTTGTATAAACCCACCAGCCAGTATGACACAGTCATCTGGATGTGCTACCATTACTAAACATTTTGGAATAGCCATTTGTTGTTTTGCTCACTAAAGTAAATCCTTAAATCAGATTTAGGTTGCGCAATGCACTTGCAGACATTTTGCCATATAGTATCCGATACCCACATACTTGCTGTCTGAAAAGTTGCATGCCAGTTTAAGTTTAAGAATAACCAATCATCAGGGCTAAGTCTTTGTAGTTTTTGTGGTAGTGCAGTAAACACATGATGTGGTATTAGAATTTCAGGGATAACCATAGGCGCCATGTGATCTATTACCACAGGCGGACTCTGCCAGATTTTGTTTAGTCTCAGATCATCAAAGTTATGCAAGTGTGAAAACAGGTTAGGTATTGTATTTGCAAGTTCTCCCCTATCTTCCAGTTGCATATTGTCGTTAAGAGCATCAGCAAATTCTGGATGATTGTTTTCGTTGTAATTAAACGCCATGCTTTCCTGCATACACGTAGTCCAGATAGGATGGTTCTCATACAAGTCTATGTTAATTGAAAACTTTTCTGGTATCATGTACTCACATCTAGTTCTAGCATGTTCAGACAGACGTAACCAGTTTTCATTATATATGTGTGCGCCTATTGTTTCACTTACCACAATGTCTGAGTGTATGTCAGTTTTAAGATAATTGTCATTTATAATTGTAACTTTATCTTGATATCCCAGTTTTTCCATCATGTTTTTTAAGAACGCACAACGTTTAGGACTAGCCTCAACTGCTGTAACATGTTTTGCACCATGCTTAATTGCCAGTGCTGTTAAGTATCCTGTGCCAGCACCAATGTCTACCACAGTTTTATTACTGGCAACTAATCGAAGAGCATTATTATAAAATGCATTACGTCCGTTGTCGTTAAGCATGCCGATATTTGTGCCATCATCTTCGAACCAATTAATATCGTCACCCTCATTGTTTTGATGATCTATGAATGACATTCAATAATTTCCTTGTATCTTTTTGCTAGGTATGTTTGACTTTCTACAGCACCATGATAACCTGGGTCCTCACCTTCAAAGGGCCACTCGTTAGTTGCGTAAGCAGGAGTATCCTCATAGTCTAGTGTTAGACAATGGTCAGGTATAACATCTGGAAAGTGGTCTCTAACCATGTCGCTAGTCCAAATGTTGCATGCTACCAATAAGAAAGGGATCTTGTGATAATGTAATTGCATGATGCCATCACGTATGATCCATCTGTCTTGTTGTAGTTTCCAGTTACTGTCGTACATAAAGTTAATGTATTGTTTAACAGCATTGGATGTCATCTTATCTAGTTTCTGACTGCGATAAGGATGACTAAAGTTTTCCGCCAGTGTATATATTGTTTCGCTAATCAGCGTATAGTTGTTACTGCCGTAATTAATATTGTGTACGCCTAGGTCTTCTTGATATCCGTTTTTAATATCAATGTCTTGTAGGTGTTGTTGTATTAGTGGGTTCCAGCCATCTGTTGAATTGTTCCAATCAAAAGGAGCGGCAGTTGCAGGTATTTCCATTCTGTCATGAAACGTAGGTGCTATAACTGCAAAGTCTACCTCGTCCTTAATACACTGGTCTATCATTACACGTATGCCACCATTGCTTACACCTTGACGTGCATAATGTAATAGATCCCACCCTAGCATGTCTGCTAGTTGTTCTCCCCAACTCGTTCCTTTTAGTTTTGGGTCATTACTAGGCGCACTAAAACTACACCCACATACTGCTACTTTTTTCATTGCCATTTAATCTTCTCTATCTCAAATGGGTAATTGGCTTCTCGGTAAAATTGTTTACGTTTTGTTAAATGACGTTTACTAAATTTACAAGTGGAAGTTACATCCCATATCTGCACGAAATCTTTGTCCTGTGCTTTACGTACACCTCTACCAATACTTTGAATTACTCTTACAAAACTTTTACCAGGTTCAATTAACACCAAGTTAAAGATACGTGGTATGTTGATACCAACTGCGGCTACACCATATGTTGCCACAATAACCTTATCGCTAGACTCTGCAATTTCGTCGTAGTGTTCTTTACGATCAGTTGATTTAGTTGAACCTTGCACAAATACTGCATCTTTAATACGGCTTGTTAAATGTGTACCTGCTGATATTCTATCAACCAATACTAATGTGTTACCGCTAGTCTTAATGTTGCTAACTAGTCCGGCAATATAATCCATTCTATCTGCATTGTCCAACAAATACTTTTGTTCGCTCTGATAGTTTGAATATTCTGTATGCTCGACTAACTGTAATATATTTACATGGCAGTTAGCCAGCACTCCCTTATCTTGTAATTCACTTGCACTGATACGATTAATAACTTCGCCTAGACTGCAACGTAGACTCATAAACTCAAAGTCTTCTTTGGGTATTGTGCCTGTTAGGCCCCAACGTATTGGTATGTGACTCATAACACCTGTTAACAGTGTCTTTAGTGCGTCTGCTTTTGCTTGGTGTACCTCATCCACCATAACACATACTACACCCTCTAAGAACTCTCCTATACCTATGTCTGCTTCTGAGTTCTTAGTTCGCTTTAATAAACTGTTTAGACTTTGCCATGTACAAATTGTATGTGTCTTGTCGTACTCCTTGCGATCACCATAGAACACACCAACATCCATGCCCATGTTAATGTAGTCCTCTTCTGTTTGTGTTACTAGACTCTTATTAGGTACAATAACCACAGTGCGTCCATACTCTTGACACTTATAACTTAGTGCGGCTGTCATAAGTGTTTTGCCTGCGCCTGTTGCGATCTCTTGTAGACATTGTGGGTTACGTAAAAAGTTATTGATAGTTTCTATCTGGTAGTCACGTAGTTTAATTGGTTCGCCTTCAGCTGGATGTCCTTTGGGCCACTTAGTATCACTAAAGGTGTCTTCAGTAACTTCATCAAAATCAAACGTAGTGTTGTACTCTCGTAAATCGTTCAGTTGTAAGTCATAACCTGCAGATTCTAGCTCAGGTATAATCTCTGGCAATAAGTTTACAAATGTGCTACCACCCAGCTGAAAGAAACTTACTTTGCCGTCCCATCGACCCAGCCTAACCGCAGGTGTGTACCGTGCATAAGGTATCTCAAACTTAAATTTGTTTACTAGATTCTTTCTAGTGGTCAAGTCTAAGCCTTCGATCTTTACGTTAACTTCGTCTCTGATATGTAGTATGGCTGTTGTCATAATTTAGTACAATGATACACTACTTTGTCTGATTTAGCAAGCATCTGCATTCTAATACTGCCGTAATTAAAATTTTGACAACTAATCATAAGAGGCACTCTATCATCTTGGAACATCTCTTTAGTTGCTGTATTATATATTCTTATTTTGGCTGTGTTTGGGTTGGCATTTTTATAAGGCCAGTCTTTGGGCAACGTTAAATTATGATGATATATAGGACCATACCTTTCGTAGAGTGTTAGATATCGCTCTCTTATATAACTAAAGTTTGTTTCTGCTGACCAATGACCTAAGGTATCGTATATTGTAATTGGAAATCTACCCACCAAGTCCGCATAGTCAAATATTTCCCAGAAGGTATATTGTGCAGGATCTAGGTAAGCATGTCTGTTCAGTAAACATTTAGCAACACCTTCTGAGTGTGCTTGCTTAATTTGTACTTCTACATTGTTATCCACTTCGTATGCACAGATACCACTGTAGTCTACCAGTTTAATTAAGTCTTTACCCGCATGTTTGTCTACATAGTCCTGCAAACTATCAGGAGCATTTTGTATGGAATATTTGCCCTGTTGTTCTACCAACTTGATCCTATCCGTATCATAATTTGTTGTGACTTTGTCGTATAACGTTAAGAGCCGTTGATCTATTTCAAAGTCGTATTTCTTACCAAAGTCTACAGTAAACTTTACATAAGGTTCTACTAGTGCAAACTTCCAGACTTTGTTTTTCTTGTCCCACTCTGCATCTCCCACAATGCCCTCTTTGGCTTTTCGTATGGCATTAATAATTTTAATATCGTAGGGAAACTTGGCATATATTATATCGTCTTTCACGTAAAGTTTAAACTCTCTGTCTATCTTACGTATTGGAAATTTAAACTTACGAGTGTGTGAATCCAGCATGGCAAAGTTATCTATACCTGCTCGCCTAAACTGTCTTGTATATTTTTCTATCAGTTTGACGCAGAGATCTGCCTGTTTGTCAGTTAGTGCTAGACTTTGAAAAGTGATTTGGTTGTAGATGCTTTGAACTACTCTGTTGTCGTAACTGGCTAAACGATATTCTATGTCTTGCCTGTTAGCATTAATAAAGCCTATATTGCTCCCTTCGAACAACTCTGCTATGTAGTCTTCTACTGTATCAAATGTTCGCATACTAGTATTTAAAAAAAGGGTGAACCCCTCCGGCGAGGGAGCCGGGGGGTTCGAATATGTCCGCCCAAGGGAGCAAGTTTGAGGGAATGGGCGAACATGAGGGAACTGCTGTTACTTCATTACCGTACAACTTGCAAGTTTTTGCCAAGTGTCTGGATTTACTTTTACCAAGTCTGCAATCTTAACTGCCATACGCAAACTAATCTCACGTAACTTGGTACTATTCTCATCCATAAAACTTAGTATACTTTCTTCGAGTTCTTTTGTAAAGTGATATCGCTCAAATAATTCACCAGAACTAGCAATTTGTTTAATACGCAACATCTTTTCACGGTCAGTATCAAGTGTAAGATCCAAGTAGTGGCAACGTGATTGAATCGCCGCTAAGTGGTCCTTGACCTTACCACGTATTGCATCGAACTTCAAGTTTGTGATAAAGATAACTGAGCCGTTAAATGTAAACGAGTTAGGCACACCTTCTGAACGAAGTTTGTG